CCACTTCCGCCGCCTGCGCATTCGTTGGGAGCGCCGCGCCGATATCCACTATGCCTTCCTCGTCATCGGTGCTGCCCTCATCGCCTTCAACTTCCTGCGGAAAGGGTTTTGTTAGAGACTCTTAGGGCACGAAGGGGCCATCCAGAGCTTTGTCCGTCGGTGGGGCATGCCGCTTCGGGCCTACCAGGGAAGCCGTGAGGTCTGTCCCGTCCTGGTCTTCCAGTACCACAGCAGATTGCTCTTGCTGACGCTCGCGGTGCTCACACAGATCCGATCCGGAGAGAGCGACCTTTACCGCCCAGGTGCGCCGTTGCCAAGGCTCACCTGCTTCTGGGAGCTGAGCGGGGCCGCCGGGTCGGCCCGGCACCAAGACGCCCAGACGCTGCATTTCATCCTGAAGCTGCAATACATGCCGGATTGGGAAGCCTGGCGGAGGTCGGGCGCACACATCGCGCCGATCCAGGCGGGCAGTCTGGCACAGCAGATCTTCTGCGAGCGGTTCTCAGGTTCTGACCCGTGGCGCATCGTTCAGGATGACAATGGCGAGTCCATCCGGGGCTTCCAGTACGATCCGCAGTCATCTGGGTGCCTTCCCATTGTGGAGTTGGATGTCGGGGCTAACGGGCGCGTGACGGTTGGACCTGGCTGGGCTTGCGGGTCCCTGCTTCAGCGCATCTGGCTCGAGGCCTACAAGCACCTTCAGGATGCAGTAGTAACCCAGTGCGCCTGCGGCTGTCGCGAGTGGCAATGGCTGACCGGCCGGCGTCGTGACGGATTCCTCGAGAAAGGTCAGAGAATCTGGAGCAAGGGTCATCGCTCCAAGCTACGCAACGCGGAGCTCCGTGAGGCCATGACACCCAAACAGCTAGAGCAGTACCGCGCCGCAGCCAAGAAGCGATCGAGCGATGCTCGCCACAAGAAGAAGGCTGAGAAGTAGTCACGGTCGCCTCCCAGCAGTGGACATTCGCTGGTCTTCACCGTGTTCGACCATATGCCACTGACCAAGAGAGAGGCGAAGGGAGGTGCCGGGATGCACTGCGCGCCTGTGACCGGCGCCCAGGCACTTACAGTAACAGGCGCGCGGATGTTTGCAGTCCACCTCTTGTTGTGGTATACTATCGTTGCAGGCGAAGACAATCAGGCCCCTGGCCCTGTGGGTTTGGGGGAAGAGCCGACGGTGCACAGCCGGCGTCTGAGCTGAGGTAGGGTCTAGCTAACCCGAACCTGAGCCCAGGGGCCGGCTTGTCTGTGGCCGAGGTGAGGGACTATGGACCAGAGGTCAGGACGTGTCACCGTTGGCATTGCCACTGAGCAGCGCGAGATCGCGACGCTGCGGCCCCATCCCCGTAACTACCGCCGTCACCCCGAGCATCAGCTAGCGATCCTGCGGGAGAGCCTGCGGGTGCACGGCCAACAGAAGCCAGTGGTCATCACTCCCGACGGCACCATCCTCGCGGGACATGGATTGGTGGAGGCGGCGAAGCTGGAGGGCTGGACCGAGATCGCCTGCCATGTCTACGACGGCCCCTACCCGGAAGCGTTTCTGGCGATGGATAACCGCGCCTCTGATTTGGCGGAGGATGACGAGGCGGCGCTGGCTGAGCTGTTGAGCGACCTCGACGCCCAGCAGCAGCTGTCCGCCGCGGGCTGGGGAGAGGATGACCTGGGGGAGTTGCTGCTTCGCCTGGACGCCCAGGATAAGAGCGGCCGCGAAGAGACCTTTGACGCCGAGCAGGCGATGGCGGAGGCCGAGCAGGAGCAGGGCCCCACGCGGGTGCAGCCCGGCGAACTCTGGCAACTCGGCCGGCACCGGCTGCTCTGCGGAGACGCCACCGATCAGGCGAACTGGGCCCGCCTCATGCAGGGCCAGCTGGCGCAAGCGATCATCACCGACCCACCCTATGCCATCAACTACCTCGGCGGAAGGGCAGCACAGGAGGAACGCATCGGAGCGAAGCGCCGGGGTGGCGAGGGCCAGGAAGGTGACGCCTACTGGGATGATCTGACGGACAATGAGTACCGCACACTGCTCATCGGCAGCCTGTCACTCGCCCACCAGCACTCCGATGACAAGTGTCCCCTCTATCTCTGGTTCGCCAGCTCCCATCTGCGCGATGTGTTGGGCTGCCTGGCCGAGTGCGGCTGGCAGGAACGAAACCTCCTCGTCTGGGTGAAGAACAACGGCGCGGGCGCGCTCTTCGCGCAATACAAGCACTGGTATGAGCCCTGCTTCTATGCATTCAAGCGCGGCCAGGCCCCCCGCTGGCACGGCCCCACCAACGAGCGCACGGTGTGGGAGCACGACAAGCCAACCGTCAACGATCTACACCCAACGATGAAGCCCCTGGCGTTGATCGAGCGCTCCATCACGAACGCCACCGAACTCGGCCAGCTAGTGGTTGATCCCTTCCTGGGATCGGGCACTGCCATCATCGCGGCGGAACGCACTGGGAGGAAGTGCTATGGCTTTGACCTGGACGCCCGCTACTGTGACGTGATCCTGTTTCGGTGGGAGTCCTTCACCGGGGAACAGGCGGTGAGATGTGATGGCTGAGCAGCTGGAGCAGACCAAGCATCCCGGCGGCCGTCCCCGATTGACCTTCGACCTGCGACTGGTGGAGGACCTTGGCAAGATCCAGAGCACCCATGCCGAGCTGGCCGCTGTGCTGGACTGCCACCTCGAGACAGTACGCGACCGCCTGAAGAACGACCCAGAGTTTTCCGCGGCCTACGAAAAGGGCCTGGAGAACGGCAAATCTAGCCTCCGGCGCATCCAGTGGAAGGCGGCTCTCGCCGGCAACACCACCATGCAGATCTGGTTGGGCAAGCAGTACCTGGGCCAGCGGGACATGCACAGCGCGGAGCTCACCGGGGCCAAGGGCGAGCCGTTGATCCCCGCCCACATCGTCACCGGTATGGATGAAGGCACGCGCATGCTGCTGCGGGAGTTGCGCGGCAAGCTGCCGCAGGCGACGGTCCAGACGCTGCCGGCGTTGGCGGCGACCAGCGAGGTGGAGGCCGAGGCGTGAGCGGGGTGGCGAGCTGCGAGCAGGACCTGCTGCGACAGGCCAGCCTTGACCCGGCCGCCTTCGCCTGGCTGGCGAGCAGGGGCCAGTGGCAACTGGCTCCTCATCTCGATCTGCTGGCCGAGCGGCTGCTGGATGTGGCCCAGGGGAAGCTGAAGCGGCTGCTCATCCAGATGCCACCCCGCCATGGCAAGAGCGAGTTCGCCTCCGCCCACTTCCCGGCCTGGTACTTGGGGACGTTCCCTGATCGGCGAGTGATCCTGGCAAGCTACGAGCACGACTTCGCCGCAAGCTGGGGTGCGAAGGCCAGGGACAGGTTTGCGGAGTGGGCACCCCATCTCTGGCGGCTCTGGCTGCGCAAGGACAAGCAGGCGGCCGATGACTGGGGGATCACAGGCCACGCCGGTGGCATGGTGTGCGCGGGGGTGGGCGGCCCCATCACCGGAAGAGGGGCTGACCTGCTCATCGTTGACGATCCAGTGAAGTCGGCGGAGGAGGCGAACTCCGAGACCTACCGCCAGCGCGCCTGGGACTGGTATCGCGCGACCGCCTATACCCGGCTGGAGCCACAGGGCGCGCTCATCCTCATCATGACCCGCTGGCACGAGGACGATCTCGCGGGCCGCATCCTGGCGGAGGCGGGCAGCAATGGCGAGCGCTGGGAGGCGATCCGGCTGCCGGCGCTGGCGGACGGAGATGATGTGCTGGGCCGGGCGGAGGGTGAGCCGCTGTGGCCGGAGCGCTATCCCGCCCAGGCCCTTGCCGAGATCCGCCAGAGCATCGGCTCCTACTGGTGGGAGGCGCTCTACCAGCAGCGGCCGGCCCCTCCCGAAGGGGCGCTGTTTCGCCGGTCATGGTGGCAGTACTACGACGTAGCACCCGACGATCTGCAGGAGTGGTGGCTTTCAGTGGACTGCGCCTTCAAGGCGACCGAGGACAGCAGCTATGTGGTGATCCAGGCCTGGGGCCGCCGGTGGGCGGAGCTCTATCTGCTGGACCAGTGGAGGCAGCGAGCCGACTTCGTGCAGACGCTGGAGGCGATCCAGGCGATGGCGGGGCGCTGGCCCCAGGCCACCCTGAAGCTGGTGGAGGACAAGGCGAACGGCCCGGCGGTGATCTCGATGCTCCAACGGAGAGTGCCGGGGCTGGTGCCGGTACAGCCTCAAGGGGGTAAGCTCAGCCGGGCGCAGGCGATCCTGCCGTTGGTGGAGGCAGGCAATGTGCGGCTACCCCGGTCAGCGTCCTGGCTGGGTGACTTCCTCGCCGAATGCGATGTCTTCCCGGTGGGGGCGCATGATGATCAGGTCGATGCCATGTCCCAGGCTCTCACCCGGCAAGTCTGGCTGCTGCGGGAGGCGCCGGCCCCGCCACCGCCGCCGCTGACCGTCGAGGAGATGAGGGCCCAGCACTTCGCCCGGGAGATCGAGCGGATGGAGCGGGGGGATGATGAGTGGGACTATGACGAGCCGATGTGACTGACTCACACGGGCCGGGGTGCGCCGCCCGCCGCTGCCGTGGCCCGCACTGGGATTCTGCCCTTCACCGCACTTTGGCCCAACAGGCCCGGAAACGGCGCGTCACGTTGGCTTCAGGGGCGCGTTCGGGAGCGGGATGGTGGTAGGAGCGCGGAGCCTTGGACATGGGTCGCATGCGCATTCCGACGAAAGTGATCGCGTGATCCGATTGAAGGCGACGGCGCGTTCCGATCCAAAGTGATCACTGATTGTGGTCGGAGCGAAGCGACGACGCGGGGTCGTTCACTTGCTCCCCGCCTCACGGCCGGCGGGCAAGTGTGTTGTACCCGTTTTCTCGTTCGTCGGCAAGCCCTCCTGGCGGCCGGCGGGTAAAGGCTTATTGCGTTTTCT